AACCTCAGACATCTTGTTAGCCCAAAGAAAGGCAAGAAACTTATTGTAGCGGACTTATCCCAAATTGAGGTTCGCACCTTGTGCTGGTTGGCAGAAGATCAGGGAACCCTGGAAGAGATCAAGAAGTCGGACGATATCTACGAGGCGTTTGCAGTTCGATTCGGGAAGTGGGATTATGCAAAGGGGTCATTAAAAGACAAAGACCCAAAGCTGCGCCACACGGTGAAGACGATGGTGCTTGGTTGCGGCTACGGGGCTTCTGCCAAGAAATTTGCAATGATATCAGGGATGTCACTGATGGACGCTCAATCAGCAGTGAGCCTGTATAGGCACAAACTCCAAAAGGTTGTGGCACTATGGAACAAGCTGCAACGTGATATGCACATAGCGTACGCCCAGAACAAAGACTTTAAACTGAAGCTGCCTTCCGGCAGAGTGTTAAATTACGGAAAAATCACTACCGCTCTGCAAGGGAACAGGCGTAACTACATAGCTATGCTAACCAAGGGGTCAAAGAAGATACCAATAAGACTTTGGGGTGGGCTGTTAGCGGAAAATATATCTCAGGCACTCGCCAGAGATATCTTCGCTGATATGCTCCTCCGCATTGACGCGAAAGGCATTAACGTCATCTTCCATGTGCATGACGAATTTGTGATCGAAGCAGAAGAATCAGAGGCAGATAACGTCCTGAAACAAGTAATAGAAAGCATGTCAAAAGCTCCTGGCTGGATACCGGATATCCCGCTGGCGGCAGAAGGCAAAATACTAGAGAGATACGAAAAATGAGATACCGGTTCATTAAAAACCTTAAAGAAACAAAAACGAATAAAGCGGACTCCCTTTACTCCAAGAAAGTCAGTAAACCGAAGTTTGCCTCAAAAGCCAAGTATAGAGAATGGTGTGCGGAAACCACAACAGACCATATCTTCTATAGCCTGTGTGAGGGGGACAATCCGAATGTCCGTATCAGTAATGACAATCCAGTAAATGCCGTCAACGGATTTGCCGCTGACTATGACGCTAGGGTAGACTGGGATGTAGTAGATAAACTCATACAGACCCAATGTAAGGAATATCTGCCCACTTGGAGGACACGCACACAATCAGGATATATACGCTTGGTGTGGGTGTTTGAAGACCGCCTACCTATTACTCCTGATATGTATGATGCCTTTGTTAAAAGGCTTTCTACGCAAATAGGGATTGAGCGTATATTTGCCGGATTCGATACTTCATCATACAAAGCGAGTCAGTATTTCGAGATAGGTGAAGACTGGGTGAAGACGGGCGACCTGTTACCTAAAGCCGTTTACCGCACGGCATTGATGAAAGCTGCTGGCGATAAACCGCCCCAATCATCGGATACCTCAATACCCATTGATATCGTTGAAAAGCAGGTTCACAAGAAGTTTGCTAACCGGTGGGAGGGCGAATTCACAATAGGGTCAAGGGGGCCGTTGTTTTGGATTGATGACGGCATCGAGCGGGAAGGGTGTCAGGTAGTTGACGAGGGTATGGTCTGTTATTCCGATAGGGCTGGAAAGGGGTTTGTATCCTGGAAAGAGATATTTGGGACGAAGTTTGTAGAGGACTACGAAACCCAAAAGATGGGGAGCCTGCTAGACCAATACTGGTTCAACGGAAAGATGCACTACAAGCTATTGCACGGGTCGGCACAACAGATACCCAAAGATCAATTGTGCCTTGAGCTTCGCAAGGCTGGGTTCTCACCGCGCCCGAAAAGGGGGCAACCACTCTCAGAGATGGAGACTGCCCTGTTGGCTATCGCTAATGAGAACAGAATTGACGAGGTCGCTCCAGTGGTATTTAGCAACGATAGAGTCGTGGAGTATAACAGTCACCGGATTCTTAATAACGCTAATATCAACCCCGTTGAGCCAGCGGAAGATGGTGACCCTTCCAAGTGGCCTTTTCTGCACAACTGGCTATCTCAATTATTTGCTGACGATAAAATACACACGGTTACTTATTTTTATGCGTGGATGAAGAGATTCTACGAGGCCGTTCTCAACAGGGAACCCGCCCAAGGACACGCACTCCTTTTAGTGGGGGCTACCAACAAAGGCAAAAGCCTGTTATCGAACAGAGTAATTAGTGCATTAGTCGGTGGGTTTGCTGACGCATCGGACTACCTTAGTGGGCAAACAAACTTCAACAAGGACTTGGCGAGAGTTGCTGCTTGGGTAATTGATGACACGACATCAGCAGCGTCCTTCCAAGACCAGAGGAGGGCAACGGAGTTAATCAAGAAATGCGTAGCCAACCCTAGAATAGAATACCACGCGAAGTATGTGGATGCCGTCACCATTCCCTGGACGGGGCGGGTTGTCCTGTCTCTTAACATGGACGCGAACAGTTTATCAGTTATCCCCGCTCTCGACTCAAGTAATAAGGACAAGTTGATGGCTCTGCGAGTCTCAAAGAAGGCATCCAGTAAATTCCCTCCCAACGCCGTCCTTGAAGAGACTATACGGGAAGAACTCCCCCACTTTGCACGTTGGTTGCTTGATTGGGAAGTCCCTAAAGAAGTCAAGGGGGATGCACGTTTTGGTATCGCTTCTTATATTGACCGTAAGATTGAGTCAGCAGCTTACGACAACTCAAGTCGCTCTACAGTAGCTGAACTGGTTGAGTTCTTTGTTAAACGCGCAAGAGACCACTATACAGAACCGGCATGGAGAGGAACCCTTACAGAATTTCAGGGGTGCATCCACCTGTTTAACAACGGCAGGAACATTGGCGTGTCCGGCAACATGGAGTTTGTACGGAGGGGTTTTTTGGTTTTGGAGGAGACAAGTAAGGGGAACAAAAAGTCACGGCCAATAAAATCAATAGGGTCGGGGCAGGGAAAAACATGGGAAATTGACCTCAATGAAAAATATGATATAGATAAAAGCAGTCCTATCCTAGAAAAGGAAACGGCTGATGCTCATGAGTAGAGAAGAAATCGAGGATTTCCTTGAAGAGGCTGTCGGCAGCGATGCGTCCGATATACTCCTGCCTGACGGTTTTGAACGGGCTTTTGTCGGTGCTGCTCTTGACCCGCCCAGAGCTATATTCAGTATAGACCTCTGCATCAAAAAGCTAATTGAGCAGGGGATGAGCCAGGATGACGCAGAAGAGTATTTCTGGTTTAACGTGGCTGGTTCACATATGGGGGAGAACACCCCGCTCTTTATATACACCCTTACTTGAACTGGGCAGGTGGGTTCAATTCGCCAATGGCTATCTGGTATCCATTGGACTTGAACATAAACCCTGAGTCCTCTTTATCTCCAACCTTCCTGTATTTGGCTTCGTCGATTAATGTATATGAAGGTAGCCACCCTACCAGAAACACATATGCCAAGTCGCGTCTCACACGGGTGAAGAAGTAAACATCATTCTCAGGAACAGCTATTTTCTTTGTATTTACAAAGGCACTGAATTCCGGTTTGGGTCTCCCGCTACAAACCTTGGATTTAACTTCCACCTTCTGCTTCTTGTAGACTATGTCATGTGTAAATACTTCGTCACCTACATACCGGCTACGAGGCAAATACGCATTAACCGCAATCTCTCCCAAGCAACCCGTTAGATTTCCCATGCCCCGCGTATAGGAGCCGGGTAGTATCCCCATAGCGCAGGAGCGTTCGTGGGCTAATGATATATCCTCACTGGACGGGGAAAAAACTACAAATTCCTTGCCGTGTTTGAACCGCTTTCTTCCTCTGTGTGAGCGGCTCACGGCTTACTGCTTTTTACGTTTATCTTGGGCTTTTTGTAGCTTTAACCTCTCTTCGACTGCGGTACTAAAATCCCACCCCTCTTTGCGAGCATTGCCTAAGTTAACAATGATGTCAGCATTGCGCTCCATGCGGGGAGCTATTCCCGTGCCTTCTGCCTGGGACTTTCTATACTCATCGCTATCTAAATACTCTTTTGCAAAGGCAAAGTATTCTTCATTTTTGAAATGTTCCCTAGCCTTGGGAGACAACTGCCAATCGGTTCTGAAGGCCATATCGGCTAACGCAATTTGTGCTTCGTCCGGGAGAATCCCCCAGTGCATTTCACCTATATCATTTTTAACTACAGAGATTGCGTGTTTTAAATCTTGATCGAAAAGCTCTTTAATTTTCTTGTCATCAATCTTGCCAAAATTCTCT